TTATAGCACCTGTGCTGTTAGCTCCTGCTACTGTATAGTACAGTGATGCTCCCTGCCAGCCCTGCACCTTTCCAGCAAAGTGCATATTGAGACGGATAGGTAAGTCAGATAGGCTAGTGGTTATTACCGTCTCCTCATTAGTACCATCATCCCAGTGTAAGACTACAGTACCTAGATTAACCTTGTCAGTTGTGATAACTAGGTCAGTTATCTCTATACTGCCATTGCCTCTAGAATCTACTAGAGCAGTTTCAGCTACTTGAGCTGTAGACCAGCTAACAGCCTTGAATACACTACGCTCCTTCTGGTAAGTAGTAGTACCAAGCATCCTGCCAAATGCTGTCTTGAAGCACTTGACAGCTACCTTATCAACTGCATCTCTTAGGCTAAATCCTAGCATAGCTTAATCCTCATAGTGCATTGAGATATAGCCATGAAAGGTGTTATCGTTAGCAACATCATGCTTTAGGAAGAAGCAACTATTCTTTGGCAGTACCCAACCAGATAGCTTCTCCCACACGAGAGGCTTAGTATCAAATAAGAACCTACCAGTGATATCTCCCGCCACGATGGTAGATATATCAGTAGCAGCACCATCATTGACATAGAAGCTACCAGTGCCAGCCTTACCACTTTCAGCATCTACATTGGAAGGAACTACTGCTGTTCCGCCAGCAGCGTAGATGAAAGTTCCACCAACACTGGCTTCTACTATCGACTCAGCCTTGAATGTTACTACCCATAGAATCACCTTATCAATTACCAGCTTGGCATCATCTGTATTCTTGATGGCTACTATGTAGTAGGAGCTAGATACAGCTACACCGTCAATGTCCATAGTGAAGGCTCTCTGATGAACAAGGGCAGCGTGCATCTGCTCATTACGCTCTACACTTTCAACCTGTGCCAAGCCTTCTGCATTAACTCTCATTCCAATGCCTGTTACTGGGTCTCTAATTATCTCCATAGTATCCTCCTTTTTAGTCTAGTTTCTTGCTTATTTCCTCAAGACGCTGGAGTAACTTATTCATCTCCTCTATAAACGCATTAACTATCACAGCCAAATCTGCAGCCTTCACGTACTCATTACCTCCTTGCAGTACTGCCAAGTCAATGAAACTAGGCGGCACTAACAACCTTCTCTTCTCAAAGTCCATGCCAGTGGGACTAGTGAAGATAGGCTCATCCGCTGGTCTAACTGATTGGCGTCTAGGTCTTAGTGGCATTATACAATCCTTACCTATACATCTGCTCAAGTTGAATCTTAAGTTGTACAGCTCTCTTCAATAGTACTTGCCTAGCATAGCTAGTTATACCAGTTGCAGAAGCTGCCTTAGTTACCCGCTGCAACTCGGTCAGAATCTTAGCCTCTTGCTCCTTCTGCATCAGCACTTCTATAGCGTATGGAGTTACTACAGCCTCCACTCCCTGTCGTAGTCCTGCTACTCTAGCTGACAAAGCCTTAGCCGCTGGCGTCTCCAGTATCTTCTTAGCATATTCGGTAAGCTCAACTGGTGGAGGAGCAGGCACAGTTGGTGGAGGAGTAATAGGTGTTCCTGCCATATAAGATGGTGTCCCTGGCTTGGTGGTAGAAGGAGCAGGAGCTGGAGGTGAAGGTGGAGCTGGAGCACGAGTAGCTGATGGTTTAGTTACAGGTAGCTCAGCTGGCGGTTCTACCACTTCCTTAGTAGTATCCAGTGCGCTGCGTACTGCAGATTCTGCTACATCTATATCAAATCCTAAATCGCCAAGTCCTACTTGCATTCTGAAGAAGCCAGGTCGATAGATGTGGCGAATAGAAGATACTCTACTAATAGTATCAGAAGGATAAACATTAGAAGTTGTAAAGCTAACCAGAGCACCGTAGCTGGTGTCTATAGAATTGGTAGCATAAGCCTTAACATAGTATAGAGTTCCCTTAGTTAAGCCAGTCATACTAGAAGTAAAGGCTCCAGTTTCGGCTGCTGCTCCCTTCTCTGTCTTATCATCCGCAGTGGTAGGAGGATGATTTCCACCATCATAGGTAGCTTCATCTACCCAACAATGCCCATGCTGAGTAACATCCGTACCTCCTAGGTCAGTTATATTACCGTTGCCAGTAGCTATTGTTCCTTTCTTTGCAGTCACAGCTTGGGTAGTAACTGTTGGTGCCAAAAGGGCTTCGTAGGTGTAAATATAGTCACTGTCATAGTCAGGGCGGTTTGTGTATATACCAGTTCCACCTCTAGTAACCAGATACTCATCTTCCTTAACATCATTTGGATAGGATGAATATATTTGTATAAGATTACCAGCTTCTCCCCCTGTGGCAACTTGTAGTAGATAAACCTCCTCATTTATCAATACAGGAGTATCAAACTCAACCTCGTACCAGGCTGGTGTAGTTGATATATCAATGGAGTTACCAAGCAATTTTGTGGCTAGAATAGCATCACCATCAACAGCCCGAATAAGGAATGTGACAGCTCCATCAGGAGAACCAGTCCTACTCAGATAGAAGGATAGTTTACTAACCACTCTGTTGGTTATGGTAACACGTTGACCCCAACTAATACCATTCGTAATTGAGGAATATATATTTGCAACGGTCTGTTCCTCAGTTGCCATTATAAGCCCCTTCTATCCTCAGCACTTACTTTATCATACATCTCTACTCTAGCATCGTGTGGAGCATACATCCTGCCAGCCATAGCCTCAAACTTAGCTCTAGCTAATAGAGATACTGCTCTACTATTAACCTGAGCCTGAGTAGTCAGTGAACCTGCCAGTACTATCCTATATACCTCGTCATACCAGTCTATCTCAGTCTGGTCAACTCCGTTAGGACTAGCACTAACCAGATAGTTAGCCCATAGACCGTCATCACCTTCATTACCATAGACGAGGAAGTGGTTAGGCACCAGAACATTCACCCTCTCCAGGTACTCATAGAAGTAAGGAGCTTGGTCAGAGTAGAATGTTAAATCTACAGCATCACCAGATGCAGGATACTTAATCTCAAACTGCAAATCATCTAGAGCTTTCAGATAGCTGGAAGTCATGTTCAGCAATCTATACAGCAGCGGTGCTGCATACTCAAAAGGCATAGCGTTTATATCAAACTGTGGCTGGAGAGAGCTTATAATACCATCATCCTCAGCTAAGGCTTTCAGAGACATACTAAGCTCAGCCAGCACATAGCCTATGATAGTGAAGATAGTATCAGTAGTATAGCTCTTAGTATATAGCGGTGGGTCTCCTAGCCTAATAGCTTGCTCCCTCAGCTTAGCCCACATACCTTCAAGTTCGAGTAGCTCCCATAGCTTACCTCCAGCTGAGATAGTTTGCTGATGCTTTACCCAGAGCCTAGGAGGAGCACCCTCGTTAGTGCCATCGCCAAGATACTCATTGCTAGCAGCAGTAACATAACCATAGCCAATCTCTGTCCACATACCTTTTAGGTTTGGTATAGAACGGTCTACATTACGCAGGATAATAGTGGCAAAGTCGTCATAAGGTTCTTCGGTATGGTCTATCAGCAGAATGCGATTGCCATAAATAGTGCTGTCAGTACTGAGGTCAACTGTAATCCCTCCAGTTTTGTTAGTGAAGACTAGCTTACAGTAAGGAGTATTATGAGCAGCTTGCTGAGCTGCCTTGAATGTGTCCGAAACAGACCTAGCCAATTACTTTACCTCTTCCAGTCTCCCACCGTTCCAGTATCACACAAGGCTTGATAGGAGTCTCATCATGGAAACATTTCTCCAGTTCTACAAACCCACGCTCCTCAAAATCTTCACCCTCATTGACTACTACGGATGCTTGAAACAATGGCGCTATGAGTGCCCTTGCATTCTCCAGGTCAGTCAATGTTGCCTCATCAGGAAAGGACAAATCCATCTTTATTCTGTATTTCATACTAAACTCCAAAAAGGCTTCTTTCTCGGTTATAAACCTGCTCCACATAGGTATCAGTCACTGCAGTATTGAACCACCTAAGCATAGATAAGTAGGTCTTGAAGAAAGTGTACTGACCGTTACCAACTAGATTTACCTGACCATCAAAGTCCCTGCCTGCATCAGTAACTGACCCTTGTGATGTAGCATTATAGAAGATTTCAAAGTCATCATCATCCTCCCTAGTAGTTATAAGAATCCAGGTCTCAGTAGTTAAGTCGTTGGTAGCCTGCAAAACATGAGCAGCGTCTATCTTAGTTATCCTAATCTTGCCTGTGTAAAGGTTTACATCCAGCCCGTTAGTAAATCCAACCCCAGTGCCCTCAGCAATTATAGAACCAGTGGTTTCCCTGGCATATATCCAAGCCATCAGAGTCCAATAGTCTCCTACGTTAAGGGCACTGTTAGTTGGGAGACTAATGTAGTCATTAACACCGTCAAGACTGGCACACCAGATACCTTTGGTATTCCTGACCCATGTTATGCCTATCCCAGTGGCATCAAGACCGTTACCACTTCTATCTTTTAGAGCTGTGCTACCTCTATTATCATCAAGTGGTAGCCATAGCTTAGTATTAGAAGTTGGGATAAACAGAGGTTTCCTAATTTGGAATGGCAGGTTGAGGTCTCTGCCACCTGACTCTCCGCCATCGTAGCCTGTGTCCCTTACTCCAGTTACCAGATGCTTATTAGCGTACTCTCTAGCAACCATACTATTTCTGCCCCCAGTAGTTTACCTCAAGCACTGCATCACTGGTTACATAGATAAACTGCAGATTAGACAGATTAGGAACACCCCAGACACGGTACTTTTCTCCAACATACCAGATTTCTCCAGCACTTGCTGAGGGAGTAGTTGAGCCATCAAAGGTAACGTAGACATTGGCATCCTGAACATCTATGTCAGCATAGAGGGTTCGCTGTCTGCCCTGACTGTCTGCCCCTTTGAGAGTAGCTGCGGTTAAAGTTTTTGCAGCAGAAGATACTGCCACCTGTTCTCTTGCTATGTGGTGTAAAATCATAGTCGTATTGCCTCCTCTATGAATTAGATTATTCTATTTATCTACCATAGTCCAGAGCTTTGCCTGTAGCTTCTCTCGCCATCCCATAGGCTCTGCCAGCACAGGCTTTCTGCTCAGCACCAGGCTCGCCCATACAGGTTTCTATTTCTGCACTAATTGCCTCCTGTATCTGAGGGTCAGTGCTATCTTTGGTTAGCGCATCCATTTTTGGATTAGGCATATTATACCTCCATAATTCCTCCGTATTCTTCCCTCTCTATCTGCTTAGCTGTCTTGTAAGGTTGTCCAGGTTTGGGAGATATTCCACTATCAGCTTTCCAACCTAACACCTGATAACCCTTACCTCCCCCTAAGTCTTGAAGGACTGTTATTGGTTCAGCAAGCCTATAGTCTGAAAGGGAAATTAGTAGTCTGACAGGTTGCCTACACATAGGACAGGAAGCATTGTGTCTGTCCTCTATACTATGTCTCTCCTCAAACCTATGACCACCCTCACACTCATATTCGTATAATGGCATTGTTCCACCTTAGAGGGGAGCAGTTTCCCACTCCCCTCATTTGGTTTAGTTTACCTCTCAAGCTGTAGGCAAAGGAACCAGGTCATTGCACTTGTGGTACTACCTATCGCATAACCAGCATACTGGTCTTGTCTAGTGCTAGATAGGTCAACGGAGCTTCCAGCCTGGATACTGCCATCACTATTAAAGTAAGCTGACTGCAGCCAATCCGCTGAACCCATCTGTTCATCTGATGGCATATGAATAGGTCCCCAGGTCTGAACCCACTGGTAAGTAGAGGCAGTTGGGTCAATCAGGGTAACACCCACAACTGACCTACGGCACTCAGCAGTTGCTCCCCACTGATGACGCATCTTGGCAAACGGATTTCTGTCTAGGTAGCAACTCGCCACAGCAGCGACAACCGCAGCCGTAAGACCATTCTCAATGACTATGTCCATCTCGGTAGCAGATACAGAACCACCAATATAGGAAGTATTTGAGATAATTCTGTAGTCGCTGTAGGGATTAGTTCGTGGCATTAAGTACCCACCAGCAAAGATGTTGGCATCAGCAGTGGTCTCATCATCTAGTGTAGTCCCATCAATGCTAACTAAGGTATCTCCTGCCACACCAGCCGTAGCACCCCAAGTAACAGTCTCCTTCACACTCTGATTCATCAAACCAATGTTAGCCTTGACAGTCGCTTCACCCCTTGAATAACAGTATCCATAGATGTGAGTGCGGTCAAAGTCTACGAACTTGGTGTTGACAGGGTACTGCATAGCAATGTCCCCACCATCAAGGCAGACATTAGGAATCTTCAGGTTACCCCATCCATCCTGTCCCGCCTTGTAGGGAGGCATCACTATGTACTTACCATTGTTCGACCTTATATCGTGATTTACGTAGTTTCCGCCAGAAGTTCTATCAGCCATTTTACTTATCTCCTTTTTATATTTTGGTGTTTCTAAGGCACACCGTTCAAAGCCTACTAGCTATACTAGTATTGCTGCGTCTCCAATGTCGAAGATTCTTCCCAGGCAGAGGCTGGAGCCCAGTAGTAAGGCACCGTAGTTGACGAGCCTTAATCCGCCAGCATCGTAGTCTTCCAGTTCAGGGAAGCGGACTAGCTTGTATAAGTCGCCCAGTCCTTCAGTTCCACCATAGGCGTAGGTTAGACCAGGCTCCTGGTTCAGCACATTACCATGCTTGACTGCAAAGATGGAGTACATCCTGCCAGAGCTAGACCAGAGGGCACGAGCATCCTCGGAAGCTCCAGTGCCTGTGAGTTTTTGCTCTGCTACCAGATAGTCAGTTCGAACTATAGGAGAGCCGTCCCAGAAGAGCACTCTCTTGCCCAGCTCATTGAAGCCCATAGTGATGAAGCCGAGACTGCCAGCAGTACCAGTTGCTAGACCAACAAAGCCTTTCTCCTGGTAAGCAGCATCCATCCAGCGGATGATTTCGTAAGGAGCCCAGATTTCATCCACACCGTGAAGCATAGAGTCCATTAAGACCCTCAGGTAGTGTAGGCTCAACCCACTCTGGTCGTTGTCTATGTTCTTAGGGTCATTGCCGAGTGCTGCAGTAGAGTATGCAGTCCCATGCTCAGCAGCTAAGGCATGGATGCCATCGAACTGCTTAGCGCTGGTATAGGTGTTGTCGGCATAGACTATTCTGGCACCTATTTTCCGCTTGAGTCCCTTCTCAGACTCCAGGAGAGTCCGTGCCTCATAGTTGTTGTAGGTGCCATAGATGCCAGGCAGGTAGTGGTCTAGTTTCCTCTGGATGTAGCACCTGCGAAGAGTCATTTCCTTCTCGTCATAGTCTACATCCTCAGTCCAGGAAAGTTGCTCACCGATGTCTATGTCAGCTACCGCTGCTTCAATGGCGCTTACTGCAGATGACTTCTCCCTTAGCCACTCTATTTTGAGACCACTATGAGCAGCCTGACCTACGGTGACTCGGTCTAAAAGGTTATTGCGTTTGATATCTTCTTCAAAGACACCAGGTATCTTCATCGACTGCGTCAGTTTCTGAGCAGCAGCCAATGTAGCCCAATGTCCACCAGATTCGTCTGCCACGTTATTTCTCCTTTAATAGATTTCTAGGTTTGAGGAGCAGCGTTGCGAACACCTCGCACAGGAGTGGATTCTATTATCTTAGCTGCCCTCTCCATATTGGTTTGAGGAGCAGCCTCCCCAAGTCCACCGCCAATAGCATAAGGTCCAACACCACTTCCTCTAGCTGTAGATACAGCCTTTAGTGCCTCCTCGAAAGAATCAAGCTCTACCATAGTCTTTTCTTTGATAGTATCAGAGGTTACTCCATACTGTAGTACTAGATTAGCCCTCCTCAACTCTAGTGCCTTACCAGCATCGGCTGCTAAAGTCACCATACTGCTCTTAGCAGTCTCCAGTTCTTGCTTGATACTCGCAGCTTCCGTATCGGTTACTGCACCCGCCTGACGGGCTTGTTCGTTCTCGGTTATCTTAGCGTTTAGTTGGGCTATTGTCTGCTGAGCAGTAGACGCTTCCAGTTTAGCAGCATCAATAGCTGCCTCATGGGATGTCTGTTGCTGAGTCAACTTCCCTTCCAAACTGTTCTTAGCAGCAATCAGGTCAGATTCCGCTACAAACTTCTTGCCATCAACCAAGACCCTTCCTTCCTTTACCTCAAACTTAGCAGTCAGTGCTACAGGCGCTGGCTCAGAAGGTGGAGTTGGAGGAGTTGTAGGCGGAGTCGTAACTTGCTCGTTGCCAGAACCACCAGGAGTTACCTGGTTCTCGTTTTCCATATTACATACCTCCACTGATTATATTCTACCACATACGCAGGGCATTGTCAAGGAGAATAAATAAAGCCCTGATAATTATTTTATCATCTCTTTCACCAGATACTTCTCCCTCAGCCCAGAGTAGAGTTGCTCGGCTTCAGTTGATAGTAGGCTAGTAGTAGTGCCAAAGAAGTTAAGCCACGCATCAGTCTCAGGGTCAAGGATACGCAGACGCTGCCTAGCCTCCCTGAGCCTTCTCTGATAACTTGATATTAGCTTATCTCCCTCAGGACCTATTATATCCTGCAGTTCTTGTCGCTCAGCAGCAGGTGCTACCTCATATCTGCGGATTTGCTGTATCTGCTCTGGGCTATACTCACGGAGTACTATGTCTCGGAGATTCCTGTACGGTCTCATAAAATCTCGGCTAGTCTGCCAGTACAGGATTTCCATAGGAGTCCAGTCAGCTTGTATCCGTTGGAGTAGACGTTCTCGGTGAGGAGCATCTAGAGATTCTAGCAGTATATCTATGTAGGCATAGTAGGTATCAAAGTCTCTCTCCATACGCTGAGACTCCCAGTTGTACTTGTACTCAGGGCTAAGTTCGTAGTAGTAGTATAGTAGCTCCTGGTCTGGCGTCTGGGTAGGAGTAGGAATGTTACGCTCCTCCAGCATCTTAGCCCGCTCCTCAAAAGTCTTAGGCACATCCTTGTAGGCTGGAGATTCACCAAGTATCCTGACCGCCTCTGCCAGTCCACCTACCAGGTCACTGCGAAAGCCCATCCACTGGTCAGGACCTATCTCGCCCTCTACGAGCTGGCGATTCATTTCTACCATGCTAGGGCGAATTAGTTCTTCATTCTCGTAGATGCCAACTGTTCTAGCCTCATCATATACTCTGTCCAGCTCCTCATAGTAGTCTTTGATTTTGACATCTAGTAGCTGCCAGCTAGAAGGGTAGAGTGGAGTAGTAACTCCCTGCCACCTACGGTAAGTCTCCCATTCGTAGAGGAGCTTTTGCTGATAAACATCTAGCTTGTAGTAGTCACTAAAGCGCTTACCTGTTACTGGATATCTGCGGTCAATCTGGTCCTGGACAGCAATAGGCACTCCTGTAGCTTCCTCAATAGCTAACCTCATTTCCTTACGGATTTCTGAGAACTCCTGAGGTCGGATACGGAAGAGTCCAGTCTGCTGCATCAGGATACCTTTGACTCCATCAACCCGATTAGCAGCTTTTAGCCAAAGTTTATCCTCCTCTGGAGTTGTCTTCTCACCAGCTTGTTTCTTCCGCCAGATTTCGTCAGCATCGTAGCCTTCCTCACCTAAGGTAAGCATAATCATGTAGTCTCGGAAGCGGTCTGGATAGATATGCTCCAGTACTGCTCCTATATGCTGGGGAGATAGAGCTCTTAATCCACTAAGCCCTGTTCTTATCCAGGCAGGAGCCAGCTGACCTACCTCAGGCTTGCCGACAGCAGCACCGAAGGCTACTATCGGTAGCATAACATGGATACCTGGGAAGAAGCCTGCTCTGCCAATGTAGTCTATAAACTCCATGCCAGGCATTACGTCATAGTACTCAGGGAAGTCACGGAGGTAGAAGGACCTAAGCCCGCCCATCCAGACAGAGCCTCTGAGGATATTAGCCTGAAGGTCAGTGCCAGGGACTGGTAGGTAGCCCTGGTCTGTATAGTCCATATAGCGGGCTATGCCTGTAGCAGTACCAGGAGTCCGCATTACTGTCCTGGGTATCCAGCGCCACCTGAACATTTCGTAGTTCCAGAAAGGAAAGAGAGACCGCATAGATTCATCTATGATGTTAGCATCGTCATAGGTGGGATAGGCTAGAGCGTGCATCTCACGAGCCTTAGTCATAGCAGATTCTTTGGTAGCCCACCACTTAGTAGCTACAGGTTCTGGAACATCAATAACAAACTCCGCTAATGTAGGAAAGTCAGTAGGAGGCTTACTGAGCCTAATCACACCTCTCTCTTCCATACCTACCAGTAACGCCCTACCCTCATCAGTAAGCTCACCTGAGAGTAATATTTTATTCTCTGCCTTAGCCCTGCCCATAATGTCATCAAGTAAACTAGAGGCTATACCACGTCTCTGCATCGCCTCTGGTACTTTTATAATTCGGATGGTCATGTACTTATCTCTTACAGAATAGTTTAGAGCACCCGCTACCTTACCTTCCAACTTAGCTTCCATATGGAAGTCGCCCGCTATCCTCTGGGCACTATGGCTAACCTCTAAACCTTCAATACGCTTAGTTGGAACAGCTGCCTTGTACATTGGCAGTTTCTCTACATCATCTGCCACTGAGTTGACATACTGACGCCACTTGACTACGTCAGACTCAGGAATCTTATTAGCAGCATGGAGTCTAGTCAGCTCTTGCCTAATCTCCTCCAGCTGCATTACTGTAGGGCTATCAGGAGTCAGTATTGTAGACTCTATCCCTAGATTGTGCCAGAGCTGGTCATAGACCTCACCGATAGCATCTTCAGTAAATCCAATATCAGCTCCTGTCTTGCCTAGCTTAGCAGCATATGCATCTGCCTGTTCTACAGTGTGTAAGATGAAGTCCTCCCTAGGACGGATAGTAGCATGGTGCTGTATCCGAGTCAGTCCTCTATATAAGTCATCCCCAGTAGCACCAAACAGATAAGCTAGGTGATTAGGAGTTAGTTCGGTAGTTACATCTGGTACGAAGTCAGGCATATAGAGTGGCTTGTCCACTGAGCCAAGGAAGTTGCGGCTAGCTCTCAGGCGTAGGCTCTTAAACTTCCTAGCATTAGTATCAAACTCATCCCAGATGGTAGCTTTCTGAGAGCGCTGCTGAGTCCAGAAGCGGTCATTTCTAGCTTTCTTAGGAGTTCTAGGTATAATAGCTTCAATCTCAGCTACCTTGTTACGAGTTGAAAGGATGTTCTCCAACTCGAGACGGCTAACAGAGTCAAGGTCAGCTAATCTAGCTATCTGAACTTCGTTCAGTCCTGCAGCTTCAGCATTCTTTGTCAACTGGTTCATTATCCTGACCAGCTGCTCTTCACTTGTCTCCATAAACTCTGCCAGTAGCTTAGCTGAACCAACTTCAAAGTCATCCATCTCACCTGGAAGCAGCTTAGCTTTTCTCAGCTCAGTTAGCTTTCTATAATCGTGTATCCTCTCACCAGTACCCTCTACCATAGCAGTGATGTTCTGCATATCGCCAAGGAACTCATCTAGATTCCTAGGAGGATTAGCTAGGAAGGCATCAGCCTCCTCTTCTAATACCTTAATCTGATTCTTCAGACTAATAAGGCTAAGCTCTCTCTCCTGCTCTGTAAAAGCTGCCATCTTGCCATCTATATCAGGAAAGATACTGCCATCCAGTACATCATCTCTAATGCCCTTTTTGGTAACCATTCTTACATCAGTGCACTTGTCAAAAGTCTTACCCAGCTCTTTGCTAATCTGCCTGCGCTCAAACTCCAGGACATCTAGCTTAGAGTGTGCTCTGACCGCTTCAGGTCCTATAGTAGAATCTTGCATTAGTACCCGTTCTATGTCCCTAGCATCAGACTTCACAATAGCAGCTATGTTATCTAGCTCCCCTCTATGCTTAGCTATCACTTCTGTCAAGCCTCTCATATCGTCTGGAGCTATCTCTGCCAGTGCTTTCATATAATGGACTTGGTAGTCATAGGCTACCTGTATACTGTTAAAGTGAGCCCACATATCGTAGCCATCTTGGAAGGAAGCCAAGTAGTGGTCTCTGCCCGCTATGTTAATCTTGGCTCCTATGGTCTTGCCACCTAGGAAAGGAACCTTCTCAGGTATGACTACTTCTTTAGTAATAAATGGCACTTTGCCGCCTCTAAATACTGCGGTTCTGCCAGTCTTAGGGTCAACTACAGCCTGAGCTAGCCGTTCTTCGCCTCGCTCAAACATCTGTAACTCATAAGGGGCATTGGCTATTCCTTTGAATAGACGGTTGGTCTCATTCACCCCGCTATAGCTCTTCGGATAGAGTAGTTCTCCTCCACCCAGGAAGCTTCTCTGCATATTCTCAAGGAAGTTGTAAGGACCGAAGTTAGTAAACAGTAGATTCCAGCGGGCTATAGGTAGAACCAGTCGGCGTTCTAGAGCTACTAGCTGAGAGGAATATAGTATCCTGTCAGCTACCCTACTATGCCAGGAAGCTGACCTACCTGCCTGATTCATATACTTAGTCAAAGGACTGTTCAGATTTCCGTAGCGGATTCCTTCTAGCCTATTAAATACTCCCATAAGGACATCAGATGCTGAGTCACCTTTGAGAGCAGCCTTAGCCTTATCAACCACACCCTGCTTGAAGGCTACTAATCTGGTAGATAGCTTATCAACTGTCTCCTCAGTAGCCTCCAGCCCAAGGTCAGCTATCATTTTACCAGCTGTTACTCTCTCGCCTTGACCAGAGAACATATTAAGTACCTCATTATTAAGGCGAGATAGACGATTAGTAGGAAATGCCACTTCCTCAACTATGCCCTTAGTTAGCCTGAGAGCTGCTGCCTCATCTATGTAGTTAAACTCTAGCATTGGCACTCCTGCTCTAACCGCAGTGTCCCAGCCTTCCATAGGACGTGCTATAGCCTGGTCAATAGCATTTGTGCCAGTATCAATAGCATCTTTAGCTGTAAGTCCTTTAACATTGCGAACCTCAGGGAAAGTGCGCTGAAGTACCGAGCTGAACTTCATATAGCTATCTCTAGCAAAGTTCCTAGCCATCATGGTAAAAGTACGAGGAATCTGATAGCCAGCACCAGTTAGCCAGAAAGTACCTTTGATAGGAGACAATACTACCTTTATGCCAGTCTTGAATATAGCATCTGCACCTGCTACAAAGCCACCTTCAAATGCTCCCACCCAAGGACCTATCCTAGTTCCTGCTGCTCTAAGTCCTATTTTAGTAAGTCCAGTACCTATCTTATAGCTAACAGCGGTAGCCATACCTAGACCAATATAGCTAACTGGGTCAAAGAAAGCCTCAGCTCCAAGCTTCAGCCACCAGGGAGCATCCCAGTCGTTAAATGCTTTTGCATAGGCAGCCCAGCTGTCCTCTCCCATAGAGCGGTAAAATTCGTAATCGCCTTCTAGCCTAGCAGCGGCAGTTTCCTCAGGAGTTTTGATTAGCCTATGGACACCTACAATGGCAGATGCTACTAGTGGTCGTGAGAGTAAGTTGAAGTACTTATCTAGCAATTCTACTGTAGCCATCATAGGCTGAGTGAGTGTTAGCTTAGCGAACTCTAGTGGAGTTAACTCTGGAGCTTCCGCTAATACTGTTCCTGCTCGGATAAGATTTAAGCGGTCAGACTCTATTGCCCAATCCTTAGCTCTGGATGATAGCCAGTCCTTAGCACTCTTCATCTCCTCATCTTGCAGGTCCATCTTGCTAAGCATAGTTCTAACCTGCTCCTCAGTCATACCTTGAGGTAGTTCGGCTACTCCAAAGGCAAAGGATTTAGCTATTTCCTCTACGGTTAGATTATGCACTGCTCTTAGCTCTAGCTTAGGAGCAGTAAGGATTTCATTCAGTACTTTAGTCTGAGCTTCTATAGCATCCCCATCAAAGCCTTCTGGCAGTATATTGGAGAGATGTTGCAGACGGTTAAAGACAGATGATAACCAGATAGAATCCTCATCCCTCATACTGTCCAGTGGAATATACTGCAATATGTCCTCTGCCTTCTGGAGTTTATAGTCTGGGATAGATAGGTAGTTTGGCATAGTTACCATTACCTCTTGTCTCCAGCGGATAGCCTTCAGGTCCTGCAAAGATATGTCATACTCTTGTCTAGCTTGCTCAAGCTGCTGCTCATAGTCCTCTATTCTTATAAGTCCACCAGCAGTAGGAGCCATAAAGCCTTCAGGAGGTCTAAAGCCCCAGACTTCGGTTAGAGGACGACTAACACCAAGTTGCTCTGCTCGGAATTTCCTACGCTCTGCCTCGGCTAGTCGTGTCTGAGCCTTGTAATACTCAACACCTAGCTGAGACATCTCTCTGCCGAAGCCTGGAAAGTACTCGGGATACTCTACAGGAGGAACAGTTACAGGTTTCCCAGGCTTTATCGGCTCTATGCCCTCTTCCCCTAATATTTTCTTGGCATACTCTGTCAGCTCTATTGGTTCTGGCATTATGCTCCTCCTTCAGGTGTAGCTCTAGCTGGTAGAGCAGTCCGTTGAGGTACAGTCTCAGGTCTTCCTCTAGTAGGCTGTACTGGCGGTTCCTGCCTACCTTCTTCAGCAGTTAGCATAGCCATAGTTGCATCTGCCACAGTATCATAGAGTCTAGCGGTTTCTCTATCTCCAGTCTTATCTAACCAAGCAGCCTGACGTCTGTAATACTGTATCAGAGCTA